TAACAATAATAACAATAATTCGTCTTTTTTGTCAATAGCAATTCCGATTTCAAGAACCACGAAAGGAGGAAATCTCGATGAGTCAGATTCAGAAGCGAATGGAAGCACTCGGTGTAAAGCAGGTGGACATGATTCTTGAACTGCGTAAGCGAGGTATCACAGTTCAGCCGCCCGAAATGTCGAGTATCATTCGCGGGGTCTATACCTATCCCAAGGCGAAGCGAGTCCTCGATGAATGTGACAAAATCCTCACTGAACTTGAAGCTCACTGAGTCACAGGTGAGCGACCTCGCAAGACCATTGATGGGGATTTTGGAACGGTTCTACCAAGACCCTAAAAACGAGGAGGACTATCAAAAATGGCTACTGAGTGTAGAAGAACTAAACAGCGAGTCAACAGAAATCGGCTCGTAAGATTACTTATCGTCCTTGTAGTGATTGCGGCAATCGCGTTCGGAATCGGCAGAGTGACCGCTCCCGCAAAGACAAAAACCGTTACAGTCACGGAAACCGTAGAAGTCCCCGTATATAGCACAGACAAGCTCCCCGAAGTATCGGACATCTTTTATTTCGATGTTCCTCTCTCACATAGCTTGCAGAGGTTCATCTACGAGGTGTGCGCCGATGAGAATGTCCCTGTAACACTCATCTATGCAATGATTGAACATGAAAGCCAGTTTGACCCCGAAATCATCAGTAAGACGGACGATTACGGACTCATGCAAATCAACGCGGTCAACCACACATGGCTCAACGAGGAGTATCGGTGTGCGGATATGCTTGACCCGTATCAGAATGTGTTCTGCGGCGTGAAAATCATCGGGTCGTATGTTAATCGTTATGACGGAGACCTCACGAAAGCTCTCATGGCTTACAACATGGGGGACTACGGTGCGAGAAAAGCATGGGAGAACGGAGTTGATAAAATCTCCTACTCCACCACTATTCTTGGACTCATGGAGAATTACGAGGAGGTGCTTCAAAATGCCAAGGGTAATTGAGTTGGTAGATAAGAAAATTGAGACCCTGTTCAATCGACAGGACTTTGAGTACCTGCTCGAACGGTACATGGGTTATGAAGCGGTCGAATACCTCCGTGAACTGATTGATGAGATTGAGGAGAATCACAGAGAGGTCGTAGACGAACTCCAAGCTGAAATCCATGACCTCAAAATCGACATAGACAATTTGGAGTCGGAGGTGCGCCGTGAGCAACAGAAAAACAGGGAATAGCTTTGAAACTGAGTTTTGCGACCTGCTATTCCAACACGGCTATTGGGTACACAATCTCGCGCAAAACGCGGCAGGACAACCCGCAGATGTTATCGCCGTAAAAAACGGTGTGCCGTATCTGATTGATTGTAAGGTCTGCTCCGGCAAAACATTCAGCCTGTCTCGTATTGAGGAAAATCAGCGAATGTCAATGACTTTGTGGCGCAACTGCCTAAATGGTGAGGGGTGGTTTGCCGTAAAGTTCGGAGAGAACATCTACATGATTACTTTGAGTCGGCTTGACAGCATGATTTCAAAGAACCTGCCGGAAGAGCTGTTTCAGCGGTTCGCACTAACATTCGATGAATGGTTGGTGGCTGACGCATGAATGTGACCGTATCAAATGTCCTCACCATTGAAAACCCTACACAGGACGCATTGATGTGGTGTAAGCGCAACCTCGTGATTGCCAATCCCGAATACGCCAAAAAAGCTCGTATGCACTTTTGGCTCGGAAATACACCCGCAACGCTGACCCTGTACGAAAAGCGCGGAGACACTTTACTTCTCCCCTTTGGGACACTCCGAAACTTGCCGGACTGTATCGCCAAAGAAAGTACCTTTCGGAGCGCGTTTTCTGCACCTGTGAGCGTGTCTTACGGCGGGGTGGATATTCCACTCTATGATTACCAAAAGACCGCCGTGGACGCTGTGTACGCCGCGAAATACGGTATCTTGCAGAGTGCGGCAGGTAGCGGGAAAACGCAGATGGGGATTGCCCTTGTGAAGCGTTTTGGAAAACGAGCCTTGTGGCTCACCCACACACTTGACTTGCTCCGACAGAGTAAGGCTCGTGCCGAAATGTATATGGACTCAGACCTCATTGGAACTATCACAGAGGGCAAGGTCAACATCGGCAAGGGGATCACATTCGCCACCATTCAAACGATGTGTAAGCTCGACCTCGCGCAGTATAAGGACTTCTTTGATGTGATTGTGGTCGATGAGTGCCACCGTGTTGCAGGTACGCCAACCGCCGCAACGCAGTTCTACAAGGTTCTGAACAGCTTGGCGGCACGACATAAAATCGGTCTCTCCGCTACGGTACACCGCTCGGACGGAATGATTGAAGCCACCTATGCCCTACTCGGTCATGTAGTCTACACCGTTCCCGATGAAGCTGTGGGAGACAAGATTATGAAAGTAGGTATCACCCCTGTTGGGACAGGCGTGGAAATCAGCCGTGAATGTCTGAACTCAGACGGTACGCTGAACTACACCAAGCTCATTACCTACCTTTGCAACGATAATTACCGTATCGCGTTCATAGCGTCATGGATTGTGGCAGAAGCAGACCGTTCCTGCCTTATCCTGTCCGACAGACTGGAACATCTTGAGAGATTGATGAACGCGCTCCCTCAAAGCATGAGGGAAAAAGCCGTGATGATAAGCGGCAGTATGACAACGAAAAAAGGCAAAGCTGAACGAGAAACAGCGATTGAGGATATGAGGTGTGGCAAGAAAAAATACCTGTTCGCCACCTATTCTCTTGCGAAAGAGGGATTGGATATACCACGGTTGGAGCGGTTGTTCTTGGCAACACCGAAAAACGATTACGCGGTTATCACCCAAAGCATTGGTAGAATTGCTCGTACCTTTGATGGTAAAGAGGACGCTATCGCTTATGACTTTGTGGACAATATCCCATACCTCGTGAAGTCCTATAAAAAGCGGTGTACGACCTACCGAAAGAACGGGTGCTATTTCCGCTATACGGAGGGAGAGTGAGAAATGAAGCTGATTGTTTACGATGTGGAGGTTTTCAAGTTTGACTGGATTGTGGTGTTCAAAGATGTAGAAACGGGTACACACACGGTCATTCACAACGACAGCGAAGCTCTCAGAGAGTGCCTGTATGACGATGGTATTTATGTTGGTTTCAATTCCAAACATTACGACCAGTTCATCATCAAAGCCGCCGCAAACGATTTTTCCCCGCGGGAAATCAAGCGACTCAACGATTTCCTAATCGGCGGCGGTCGCGGTTGGGAGTACGCTCCGCTCAAAGCATTTTACTTCCGTTTCAACAATGTGGACATTCGAGATGATGTTCAGTTGGGTCTATCCCTCAAGGCTATCGAGGGTCACATGGGAATGGATATTCAAGAAACGGAGGTATCGTTCGACCTTGACAGACCGCTTACAGAGGAGGAACTGCAACAGACAATCCACTACTGTAAGCACGATGTAGACGCTACCCACGAGCTGATGAAGCTCAGAGCGGACTACCTCAAGACCAAAAAGAACCTTGGCAAACGAGCGGGAATTGATGAAGTCAAGTCTCTTGCCGCCACCAATGCCAAGTTGACCGCAATGATGTTACGGGCAGAGCGTAAGGAATGGGACGATGGGCGGGAATATGTCTATCCCGAAAACCTTGATACCGCCGTTATCCCCAAGCCGATACTGGACTTTTTCGAGACCATTCACGATAAGTCCATTCCCGATGAGGTACTGTTTAAGACCTCTTTCGAGATTGAGATTGGTGATATGCCTTGCAAGTATGCTTGGGGCGGTGTCCACGGTAGTTTGACAGGGTATTACGAGGAAGCGACAGAGAACAGGGTCATTCAGAACAGAGATGTATCAAGTCTATACCCCTCTCTGATTGAGATTTACAACTACCTGTCCCGCAATGTTCCAGACCCCGAACTATTCTATGCTATCAAGCGTGACCGCATACAGGCAAAGCACAATGGCGATAAGCAGACCGCAAAGGACTTGAAGCTACCACTCAACACCGTGTCCGGCGCACAGGAAAACCGCTACAACGACCTGTATGACCCTCTCCCGACCCGCTCTCTGCGAATATCGGGACAGTTGTTCCTCACGGTACTTACCATGCGCCTGTTGAACGCCTGTAAGACGATAAAACTCTTAAACCTCAACACCGATGGTCTGATGTACTCCATCGACAAATCGGAACTGGCTCTTGTGGACGAAATCGCCCACGCTTGGGAAGCCGAAACGAAGTTTGAACTTGAGGTAGATGATATTCAGCGGGTTTGGATTAAAGATGTGAACAACCTCTTGATGATTAAGACAAACGGCGAAGTCAAGACGGTTGGCGGTTATCTGAACTACGGTGTGTCCGTCAAGGGTGCATGGGCTATCAATAACAATATGGTTATTGTGAAAAAGGCTCTGATTGAGTATTTCGTCCACGGTACACCTGTTGAGGACACAATCAATGGCAGTACGGATATTTTCGATTTTCAGCTTATCGCCAAAGCAGGAGCGAAATACCGCGAAGCCTATCATATTGTCGATGGTGAACAAGTCCCTGTGCAGAAAGTAAACCGTGTGTACGCCACGGCAGACGAACGGTACGGGAAATTGTTCAAGGTCAAAGCTGAGACGGACGCTACTGCGAAAATCGAAATGCTCCCCGACCACTGTATCATCGACAACGACAATCACCTAACCATAGACGATGTGGACAGAACATTCTACATCGAAATGGCAAAAAAGCGAATCAATGATTTCTTGGGTATCAAACCCGAAAAGAAAAAAGGAGGAAAACGCAAAATGGCTACTACCGCAAAGAAAGAGACCGCCACGCTGAATGTTTATCAGAAATTGCTCAAGGCAAGGGAAATGTTCCTGCAAGCCGATGTGCAGAAGACGGGTAAAAATATGCACCTGTCGTTCAAGTATTTCGAGCTTGACGATATTGTGCCTACTGCCACCCGCATTTTCAGTGAGGTCGGTCTTATCCCTATCGTGACCTTTACCTCTGATGTGGCAACGATGAAGATTGTCAACATCGACAACCCCGATGAGGAGTATATCCCGTTTGTTGCCCCATTCAATCAGATTGCCCCGATTATCAGCAACGCCGGAAAACAGGCTACCAACGAAATGCAAGCTCTCGGCTCGTCCATCACCTATATGCGCCGTTACCTGTATATGATTGCGCTCGACATTTGCGAGAGCGACAGCATTGACGGTGAGCTTGGCAGACCTACTCCCGCACCCGCTCCGAAAGCTCCTCCGGCTACTCCCGAACAGCGGCAGGAAGTGAAGCAGGAACTCACCGCTCCGCAGGACAACGCAACCCCATTGCAGATTAAGGGTCTCAAGGCGGTGCTGAAAAAACTCAAGGACGCTGACTCGACTAAAGAGGAAATGATTGCTCAGATTGCAGTACAGACGGAGGGATTTACCTCTATCAGCAAGTCTGACTGCGAAATGCTCATTCAGAAAATCACCGCTATGCTTGAGGGAGGTAACGAATAATGGAATGGCTTGACAGTAAACAAATTAAAATCGCCCCGCCGAAGCGCACCAAGAAAGTTACGGGTACTCGTTTCGCCACCATTCTCGGACTGAACCCGTGGTCTACCCCGTTCGAGATGTGGCTTGCGATTACCAAGACCTATGAAGCTCCGTTCGAGGAAACAATCTATACTGCCGCAGGTAAGGCAATCGAACCGAAACAGGCTGAGTACATGAAGAAGTCCTACGGTATGGACATTATCACTCCGACTGACCGATACGGTGAGGATTATTTCAAATCCACTTGGGGTGATTTCTTCCCCAACAGTAAGCATTTCGGCGGTATGTGGGACTTCCTCGGTGTGGACGAGGACGGGACGGTTGATACGGTTCTCGAAATGAAAACCACCAAGCGTATCGAGGACTGGCAGAATGACGCTCCCGAATACTACGCTTTGCAAGCCGCTCTGTACGCCTACCTGCTCGGCGTGGACAATGTGATTATGGTAGCGTCTTTCCTTGAGGAAAAGGACTACGCTGACCCCACAAAGTATGTGCCGAACATCAAGAACACTATTACGGTAGAGTTCAAGGTGAGTGAGCGTTACCCCGATTTCGAGGACAAAATCAAGTTCGTTGAGAACTGGTGGGCTGAGTATGTGGACAGCGGTATTTCCCCTGTCTATGACGAGAAAAAGGACGCTGAACTGCTTGCGGCTCTGCGTACTCACAGTCTCGCTCCCGACACTGACATCAATGCCCTTATCACCGAAGCGGAAAGTCTCAAGAGTGAAATCGACAAAACTACCGCCACGGTTGCGGATAAGGAAAAGCGGCTCGGTGAAATCAACAACATCATCAAGGAACACGCTATGGGGCAGTTCCGTGAGGGTGATAAAAAGGTTGAAATCAAGGGTGCTACCTATACTTGGTCGGTGTCACGCTCGGAGACCACGACCATCGACAAAAAGGCTCTGGAAAAGGACGGTCTGCTTGAGAAGTATCAGAAGAAGTCCGAACAGTACCGTATGACAGTGAAATAAGGAGGATAAGGAAATGAAGTTCAAAAAGTTTGTAAAGTCCCTCGGTGCAGACGGTGTTCTGTACAACCGCTCCAATGGTGAACGCTGGCTCACCTCCGGCTCTATCTTCATGAAAGTTCCCGAAGACATTCGCACCGTCACTGCCTGTGATAGTGCCGAAATGCCCTCTCTAATTGAGGACATCATCAACTACGACACCTTCTCTCAGCCTTGTGCGTTGGTAGAAGCGGTCATGCCTGTTCCCGATGGTGTTATCAAGGACTGTGTGCGTATCTTCGCCACTGAGAACGGTATCGACAAAACTGCCATTGCCAACGATGGCTATGCCCTTATCGAGCGTGGTGACATCGTAGAAATGTATGTCACCGAGAAGATTTCCGCACTGGTTATCAAGAGACCTGTTGACCTCGTGGACGAGGAAATTGTCGGAGTTATTCTTCGCACTGACTACTAAGGAGGTAATTTACAATGGCAAGAATCCCTATGACAAGCGGTTTCACTCTTATCCCGGAGGGGACTTATGTGTTCCGCATTTATGATGTTTCTTACGATGAGGAGTTCGGCAAAATCGAGATTAAGCTCGTCAACGCGGCAGGTATGACGCAGACCGAACGCTTCACCATCAAAGATAAAAACGATGAACCGAACGAAAAGGCTCTGAACGCTTTCTCCTATTTTGCCAAGACTGCTATGGGTGATTATACCTTGGAGGACATCGACCCGATGGAGCTTATCGACCACTTCATCGAAGCAGAGGTCGTTCACACCAAGCTCCCGTCCAATAAAGACCCGAACAAGACCGTCACTTTCGCAAATCTCGGTGATAAAGCTCCTGCTGAGTATTTTGATACCGACCCAGTGTCCCGTGCGCTGACGCTCGGTAAGGACAAGACCACCGCTCCTGCTCCTCAGAAACAGGCTACTGCTCCCGCTCCTGCCGCACCGAAAAAGGGTCTTGACCTTGACGCACTGCTCGGAGGTTGATGGGTATGGGGAGCGAAAGCTCCCCTCCCTCTAAGGAGGTATCGTAAATGGAATTACAGGACAGTGGAAACCGTAGAGCGTTCGAGTCCGGCGCAGTACGCGACATTTGCGAGGGTAAAGGCAGGTGTGACCTGCTCCCGCTTGATATTGTCGCTGACATTATGAACGATGAAATTCTTTGCTATATCGACCAGTATGTTCGCTCCGGCAACAGAACCTCTCTTGTAAAAGCAATCAAGTCTTTTTCAGAAGCTCGATATGGGACTCTCAACACAGCTATGTTGGAAGTCTCCAAACACTACGAGGACGGTTGCAACAAATACGGGGAACGGAACTGGCAAAAGGGTATTCCCCTCCACTGTTATATCGACAGTGGTGTACGCCACTATATCAAGTTCACCCGTGGTGACGATGATGAACCTCATGACAGAGCGTTTCTATGGAATATGCTTGGTGCGTTGTGGACACAGAATTATCACCCCGAATGTTGCGACCTACCATTCACTGAGGAGGTGCAGAAATGACCGATAAAGAACGCCTTGACCTTATGATGGCAACAAACCTCTCCGAAATCGTCAATGAGGATTTCCTCAAGTGGCTTGCGGAAAGTGGATTTTTCACCGCTCCGGCAAGCACCAAGTACCACGGCAATTACGAGGGCGGTCTGTTCGACCATTCCTTTATGGTGATGAACCTGCTCGTAGAATTGTCTGCGGCGAACGGTCTCAAATGGAAACGCCCCGCGAGTCCGTTCCTCGTGGGTATGTTCCACGACCTGTGCAAAATCGACCAGTACCGCATTGACAACAGCACCCCGTACACCGTGGGTGAACCTACTCGGTATGAGTATAACCCTAACACGATGTATAAAGGGCATGGCGATAAGTCCATTATCCTGCTCTCTCAGTTTACCACACTGACTGATGAGGAGACCGCCTGTATTCGATACCACATGGGCGCGTTCACTGAGAAAGAGGAATGGCGGGACTACACCCGTGCCGTACACGCTTTCCCGAATGTCCTGTGGACACATCAAGCGGATATGCTTGCGTCCCATGTAGTAGGGATTTGACGATGGCGGTATTCAAGAAAGCAAACGGTCACATTTTCGGCGTTCAATTTTCTTCCAAAGAGCAGAAAGCGATTGACGCTGAAATCCTCCGACAGTGCGCGGAGTACGACAAAAAGAACGCCGATGAGGTGGACGCACTGATTTTGTGGTTGCTCCATGAAAAGTTCGGGTTCGGTAAGAAGCGGCTGAGAGCTTTCTACGATTACTTCTCCACTGAACTGGACGCACTGGTTAAGCGGTATGAAATGGGAGACGAGGACAAGGCGTGGCTCTGCTCCCGAAAACTGAGAGATTACGGAATTGATATTTCCGAATGGAATAAGGAGGAAAAGAAATGAGTTATAAGCTCAAGACTGTAAACGGTAAGGTTGCTTTCCTGCTCAAGACGGGTAAGGATTTTGTGAAAAATCAGATGGCTGTTGCTTCCGCACAGCACATTATCGACACGGGCGAGGTCAAAAAGTCCGATATTGAGGGCTACCCCATCAATGTAGACGATAAGTGGTACTTTGCCGGAGAGGTGTTTAAGAAGTCCGCTTCCCGTAAGACGGAGGGTGTTGCGAAATGAGAACATTTTACTCCGAATATGTCCAACACTGTATGCGTTTCTATGCCCGTCACACCAACCCGAAGTTTCGCAGTGACGCGAATAAAAAGAATTGGTTCGCCTGTGATAGCGCACTGAAAGGCTTTACCGATAAGGAGCGGGAAATGCTCCTCACCGTCTATCGTGAGGGTGACACCATTCCCGATAATATCTATAACCTTTCTGTGGCACTGGAAATCAAACAGGACATCATTTGGAAGCTCGTAAATGAGCTTGAACGCAAAGTTGCGAAAAGGAGGGGACTTGTGTGAACCACTACGAGAACATACCCGAAGAACTGAAAAATCTGCGTCAGTGGGTCTGTACTCGTGGGGATAACAAAGTCCCGATGAAAGCATGGGAGAATGAAGCCGCGTCCTCTGTCAATCCGCAGACATGGGCTGATTTCGATACGGCGCACAAATCCGTGTCGGAGGGTCACTACGACTACTGTGGGTTCGTGTTTAACGACAACGGACTTGTGGGTGTGGACATTGACGCGGGATATGACGAGGACGGGTTTCTCTCTCAGCTTGCCGCTGACATTATCGGGAAGTGCCAAAGCTATACGGAGAAATCCAAAAGCGGACGCGGCTTTCATATCCTGCTCAGAGGTGACTTGCCCTTTAAGGGCAAGAACAACCTCGCCGGGGTAGAGATATATAAGTCCTCCCGATACTTCATTATGACAGGCGATACGCTCCTCTATCGTACTATCGAGGAAAATCAGAGCGCGATTGAGTACATTGTCGATAAGTATTTTCCCGATACCCGACAGGAGAAAGAGAACCCGACCTTTGGCGGTCGTATCTACTGCCCGATATGGGAAATGCCAGAAAACAATCGTATCAAGCTCCGTCCTGTCTATCCTCGCATACCAAACGGAAGCCGCAATATCTGTCTCACCTCCCTTGCCGGTATGCTCCACAACCAAGGGTACAGCAAGCAACAGATATATGACGAACTGCTCTACTGCAATACAGTTGCCTGTGACCCTCCTCTCGACAGAGGTGAGATACGGACAATCTGTAACAGTGTGACACGGTACAAACGATGAAGTACGAACCATACCACGCGCTCATAAACGCGATTATCCTACAAGCGGTCAAGGATTACCGTACAGCGTTGAGTGATAAGAACACCTCCGGCATAAAGGAATGTGAGAGGTTCTTCCGCTCCGATTGGTTCACTTTTCTCACCGATGTTGACGGGGAAATCATTATCTGGCAGGTTCAAAGGGAGATAGCACGAAAAAGATAAATAATTGCACAAAAGATATTGACAGATAATCTTTTTCGTATTATACTCCAATCGTAAAGAGACAAGAAATAGTCTCAATAAGATTAAGGAGGTTTTACGAAATGACTGAGTATTACCGTGGGGACATTTTCTACATAACGCCGTTTTATACGGTCACTGGCTCTGAGCAGAGAGCAGGTAGACCCGGTGTAATTGTGTCGAATGACGCAAACAACAAATATTCCCCGAATGTGGAGATTGTGTTTCTGACCTCACAGGAAAAGAAACCGCTCCCCACCCATGTCCCGGTGATGTGCCGTGTTCCGTCCACTGCCCTCTGCGAGAACATTCAGACGGTATCGAAAGACAGGCTCTCCACATTCATTAAGTCCTGCACCACGAAAGAGCTGAAAAACATCGACAACGCTCTGCGGGTGTCCCTTGGTATCAGCGACTTCTCACCCGTTGGGGGGGGGGGATTGAGGAAACTGCACCGCAGGAAAGCTCACACGCAGAGGTGGAGCGCGACCTTTACAAGTCTCTCTACGAGCAAATTCTTGATAAACTGATGGGAGGAAACAACCGATGATTAAAGTAGAAAACATCGACACTTGGGGTTTTGAACACACTATCCGTGGCATGAGAAACCCGTTGAACAGTTGGGCGAGGTCGGACAGTCACGCCGGAGAACCCGATTGCTTTGAGAACTGCGGTAACTGCACCTTGGGTGAGTTCTTTGTCGGTGAGAACGACCTCAAGCTCATGCGAAAGCTATATGCCGCAGGACAGCCGCACAGAAAGTACCTCCGACAGATTTTCGCTGTCATGGACATTACTGCTCCGCTCTACTGGTGGAAAGAGTTTGACACCTATAAGGTCGGCACGACTGCCAACTCCTGCTCTACCATGCACAAAATCGCGGCAAAAGAGTTCACGCTCTCTGATTTCAGCACAGAACATCTTACGGGAATGTCTATTGCCGCTCTCGACCATGTGCTTGATGTGATGAACCTCGAACGGAGTCATTACATCGTGGCAAAGGATAAGGACTGTTGGTGGCAGATGATTCAGCTCCTCCCGTCCAGTTACAATCAGCGGCGCACCGTCAGCATGACCTATGAAAATGTGATGAATATGCTTGACTACCGCGAGGGTCACAAACTGGACGAGTGGCGGGAGTTCTGCAAAATTCTGAAACAATTACCGTATGTGGAGGAGATTAGAGATGGCAGGTGACAGAGAACTTTTTGAATTGAGCAATGGCAGGTGCATTATGGACGAAGACCTGTCCGACAAAATGTATATTATCAAGTCCTATCACCCCGAACGAGCAGACGAAACCTCCTCCGGCTTTGAGTGGTCTGAAATGGGTATGGCAAACCTGTTCGGTATGCTCTACAACCGAGAAGCGCGATACTGTACCGAACACAAGAGTTGGTATACCTACTTTGAGGGTGCATGGCGTAAAGACGAGGGCGCAATCCTTGTCTCCGAGAAAATCAAGGACTTTGTGCGCTTGATGATACTATACTGCGGCGAGATTACGGACGATGATACCCGCAAGGCGTATACCTCGTTCGTAAACAAGATGGGTGACAGGCGTATGCGCGACCGCATACTCAAGGACGCTACGGGCGAACTCCGCATTTCCGCTACGGATTTCGACTCTAACCCCTACCTCATCAACTGTCTCAATGGTACTTACTCTTTAGAGGACTACTCGTTCCGTGAACCACGGTGGGACGATTTTCTCACAATGCAGACCCGCTTCCGGCACACGGTACGCCGTGATGTGAAGTGCAAGCGGTGGGAGCGGTTCATTGATGAGGTTACACAGGGCGATAAAGACAAGGCAGATTTCCTGCAACGCGCTCTTGGGTACTCCATGCTTGGCATGAGCAACGAGGAGTGTATGTTTATCCTCCACGGCAAAACGACTCGCAACGGCAAGTCCACCTTGCTCAATACCATTGAGTATATGCTTGGGGACTACGCCAAGGTTGCCCCTGTCGGCATGATTTGCCGAGGAGACAGACAGAAAGACGCAGAAGCCGCTTCCCCTACCCTTGCCGGACTGAAAGGCAAGAGGTTTGTCACAATGAGCGAGAGCAACGAGTATGGCAAACTGGACGAGGAGAAAATCAAACAGCTTACAGGTGGTGAGGAAATCTCCGCTCGTGCGCTCTATCAGACCGCTATCACCTATCGCCCTCAGTTTACCTTGTGGCTCTCCTGTAATGACCTGCCGATGGTTACGGATAAATCCCTGTTCGCTTCTCAGCGTATCAAAGTTATCGAGTTCAATCGGCACTTTACGCCGGAGGAACAGGACACGCACCTCAAGGACGAGCTGACCTCCACGGAAGCCATGAGCGGTATTTTCATGTGGCTTGTGCGAGGATATATCAAGTACAAGGAGAACGGTCTTACAATGTCCAAGAGCTTGTCCGAGGTTGTTGAACGGTACGAGCGGGACAACGACCTTGTGTTGCAGTTCCTTGAAAGCCGTTGTGTGCGATTGACCGATTACTCCGATAACAGGACTGACGCTAAGAACAATATCATCAAGGCGAAAGACCTATATCAAGCGTTCAAGCTGTGGGCGAAGTCTGAGGGTGCGTATGTGTTGTCGGCACGAAAGTTCAATGCCGAGATGGAACGCCACCCGGAATGGTTTGACCGTAAATCGACTTCCAGTGGATTTATGATTTATTGGGGCTTGAAGCTCAAGGAGGTAGTGTAAATGAACGCTTCTTGCTTAGACGAGAAAGGACGCTTTAAGTCCTGCCCGTACAGAGTATATACAGATGAGCATAAGGCGGTTTTGAGGGGACAGGGTGATTTCACCTCGCAGTGTTTTTACCCGTGCATTGGTGAGGGGTGTATTGCATACCATGTTGGCGTTTGCCTACGCCTTGCTGTCGCGCTAAAGGAGGCCAAATAATGCCAAGAGTATTGACAGTAGACGGCGGTGTAAAAATCGGCGCATACCGATTCCCCGATAGGAAAAAGCCCTGTCTCTGTGTGGAGAAAGGAAATGTCTGTACTGTGTATGGACATTTCATCGACACTGACAGAGCGAATAAGTTTATGAACGAGCTTGCCGCCCTTGTGGGTGCGATAAATGACAAGGAGGAATTGGAATGAGAAATCTTGAAAACTGGACAGAGGTAACGAGAGGTCTTTATCGTTATGTGATTGCCGCCAAAGTTTGCTATGAACTTCATATCCTGCATTGGTGCTTTGATACCGATATTCTCACGGCGAAAGCGTCTGTGTATCTCGTGGGGAATTGGGTACAGTCTGACGGTAACTCTTTCTTTGAGCGTGAACCTATCCTTATGTGCCGCCCTGTCTTTGAGTGCCTTGAAGCCGCAGAGAAAGACAACGCCGAGAATAATCAGTAAGGAGGTATCGGAAAATGACGAACGATGAACACCGCCCGACAGGGCTACTCCATTCTGCTGACGAACTGCGTCAGCTTATTCGTGAAAACCCTACCCTCCCGCTTATCGTGTTTGCAGGTGATGAAGCCAACAGCGGGGACTACTCGTATATGAGTTGCAGTTATATTAAAGCGTATAAGGGAGAATTTCTCGACTGTACTCAAACCGTCAACGACTGTATGTGCTTCACCGACAGGGACGAGTTCGAGGAAGCCATTGCAGATAGTCTCGCCGACAGGGATTGCACTGATGAGGAGTTTGTAGTCCTCAAATCGGTAGAGGTCAAGCGAATTATCGACTATGATTGCGAGGAGGGTTACTCATGGAAATGATGGACAAATGCCCGTTCGATGTTCCTACCTGCAAGTGTTACGACTGTGTGTGCAATAGTCGCTACGAGGACTGCGACCACGGATATTGTATTTCCTGTTTTGAGTGTTTGAATGAAAGCAAGGCGGTACACAATATTCACCTATGCACCGGCTATGAGAGGAGGACTGACAGAAAATGAGAAAGCAACTTTTCCTCCCTCTCCTACTGACGGTGTTGCTCAGCTTGACCGCCTGTTCTGCGGGGCGAGACATCGGCACTACTTACCCACGAATGGAGTACCGTAACAGCTCCTACAACTTTGACCCATACAACAGGGAAATTCCTATCGAGAGCGGCTATGTACTGGACGAAGCACACTCGTATGATGTGGTGGAAACCGAGGACGGATATGACATTATTCTTCATTTCGTGAAAGGCGGTGAGACCGATGGAAATGAAAATGCTGACCGAGCTTGAGGGTATGCTTGAGGACATAAATCCTGTGGAAATCACCTCTCACATACTGGACGGAACGCTCATGCCGTGGCTTGCGAGTTGGAAAATGAAGTCTCGAATGTTGGTGGCTTTCCTGCTCGAAAATGAAAAAGCTCGATTATCCGAAAAGGATTGAAAAATAATCCTAAACGACATTAGGGAGATAATCCTAATCGGATTGGAAAATAATCTTTTCGACTTTTGGATTTTCAGACCGAAATCGGCAAGGTGCAGACAAAAGGGATAATTTCTTATCCGAATTAGATACCGATGTTTTTAGGCGGTTGTCTTAATCGGATTGAGAAACAATCTTGTTCGGATTGAATTGAGGTTTTTCAAGTAGTCAAAGTAGTTGTTTTTAAGGTTTTGCGTGTAACTTCCTCTATATAGGAAAATCCCTACTATAAGAAGTTACACGCAAAAACCGATTTTTAACTACTTAGACTACTTTTACCCAAGAAGAATAAGAAGAAAAGAGGACTCTCCGGCTTGGAAAGAGGACTCTCGTGCGACTATACGATTTTACGGAGGTGCAAAGTAAAATGGCAGAGAAAAAGACGGAAAAAGATGTGCAGGTGATTAAGAAAAAGCCCCGTGGTGGAAACTCTCCTGTCATTGGTGATAATGGGCTTATGCTCGAAAAGGGAGATAATGCGAAGATTTTGCAAGTCAATATGGCATTGATGAAAATGCCGGAGATTGACTTTGACGATGTGAAAGCAGTTGAGAACAGGTTGATGGAATATTTTAGCCTGTATGCTCAAGCTGATATGAAACCTACGGTTGTTGGTATGGCGATTGCTCTGAATGGACATAGCCGTCAATGGCTGTGGGCTGTTGCTCGTAATGGGGCTATCAATGGCAGGGGAGAAACGGTCAACTTGCGCCCGGAGGTGGCGAACACCATTAAAAAGGCGTACTTTATGATGGAAAATCAGTGGGAAACCTATATGAACAGTGGCAAAATTAACCCCGTTTCGGGTATTTTCCTTGGGAAGAACAACTACGGCTACCAAGACAAGACAGAATATGTGCTGACCCCTAACACACAGAACGACTCCGACTATGACGCAGAGGACATTCGACAGCGTTACCTCATCGACTCTGACAGCGACTCTCAGAACGACTAACGACTCTCGACTCTCAAACGACTTTCGACTATCGACTATCAATCAGACCGCCCGAACGGGAAAGCGGCTCACGCGCCGACACCGTTGGGCGGTCTTTTTGCGCGGATTTTTGACGGATTTTTGGGGATTTTGCCCCGCTCATATTAACGCTTTACTGTAATAAAGTAAAATGCCCCATTTCGGCGGCTATACATTATATAGCAAAAGGAAAGCAAAAAATAATCCGAAAAAGATAAAAAATATTGAAAAAGGGGTTGACAATTCAGAAAATCAGAATTATACTATAATCACAACAGGACAACAAACAACACAAAACAGATTATAGGAGGTTTGCAAAATGCGAATTTACGAATTGACCCCAACAGGCTATGACCGGGCAAAATCCTTTTACGGGAAAGCAAAAGTTATTGAAATGGACGGGGAAACGCTTTTACAGTCTTATGATACTACCGTTTGCAAGATTGATAAAAGCGGCGAATTTGTCCGAATGTGGGAGGGGTACAGCGCAACCACAATGCACCATATCAACAGCTTTATTGAAATGTTCGGCATTGAGGGCGGCGGGAAAAAGTGGTGGGACGCTTTACCCATTGCGGAAAGCAAGCCCCGCGCCGCCGATATGACCCCCGCCGAAAGTTTGAAAGCAATGTGTACAAGACGCACCGCGAATTATTGAGGAGGTAAAACAAAATGAAATTCAAGACAACACAAAAAGCAATCCGGGCGAATTATCCCACGGTTATTTCTGTTCCCTATTGCGGATTGCAAAACCTTTTGAATTATGAAAGCCCCGTTGGGTACACTGTACGCCGTGAAGGGTGGGGCGCGGATATTTACGACATGGGCGGCGGGGTTGCGATTGCAACAGGTTATTCCCCATTCGGAAATGTTCGCCCGTCCTATGAATTGCGGGAAAAGTACGAAACGCAAGCCGAAAAAATCCGCTATATTTCCGGCTATGAGGAAACGCGGGACGCATTGCGGGAATTACAACGGGCATTTATTGAGGAGGTAAAGAAAAATGAAAAAGCGTGAATATTGCGAAAGCCGGGAAAGCGTTGCATATTATAGAGGCTTGAATGGGCTTGAAATAAAGGGCATTGAATATGGTATCAATGATTATTTATATTGCGTTTCCGGCTGTTGGTATGGCGGGAAAGCGGCGCAAAAGTACCACCGTTTGAAAATCCAGTATGATAGGCGCGGCGGCGCGTTCGTGAGGTTGAACGGGTACAAAATCCCGCTTGATGAATGTATTAGAATGGGGGTTTGAATTATGAAATATTGGCAATTCGTGAATTGGGAACCCGCGCCGATTGAAAGCGCGTTGCAATCCCGTGTAGCTGTTGCTATTGCGGCATATGAAAACGGCGATAAAAACGCCATAAAGGAATATTACAGGCAATCCGCGACAATAGAAACGCTGAAAAATCCCGTTGTTAAAATTGGCGGTTGGGCGTTTTCCTTGCGTGAGTTTTGCCGGGTGTATTGGGTGAATGTTCGTTATTATGGAATTATGGAATTATACGCGCCAAATAAGTCCGCTATTTATTCGGTATTGGGGCGGTATCATGTTTTGAAAATACAGGAGGTTGAACAATGAACATTGATAACACTATGAAAGAATTAGCGGAATATATCCGCATGGGTGAGGAAATAGCCGCAAACATTGACGCATTGAAAGACGCGCTAAAACAGTACATGAGGGAAACAGGCGTTGACAGCTTGACAGGAACGGAACATAAAGCAAGCTATAAAGCGGTTGTTTCCTCCCGTATTGATACGACAGCACTAAAAAAGGACGCGCCCGAAATAGCCGCGAAATATACCCGAACAACGGAAAGCCGCCGCTTTACATTCTCATAATATAGGAGGTTGAAAGAATGACGCTAATTTGTATCTTGCTTTTTCCGTTGGTGGTATTGGCTGAATTGTTAAAACTCAATAAATAACAGGCAAGCCCCGCTATTATTGGCGGGGCTTTTCCTATGCCCTTTACAAGCCCGTGACGGGCTTTTATTGTTTGGGGTGTATATGAGTATATACCCCATGCAATAGAACGCGCTACACGGCGCGACAGGGGCGCGTGGCGGGTGCTTTATGCTATACCCTTTATAATGGGGCTTGCGTGGCGTTGTACGGGCTTTTATTGTGTTCGGGGTATTCCTATACTACCCGCTATAATATCGCCCGTTTAGGGGCGTTCTATGCCGTTTTGCGGGGCGTTTCCGCTGTCGTTTGGGTGTAGTTTATTGACAGGGGCGCGGGGCGCATTCAATAGGGTTATTTTTCGCGTTTTGGCGGTACTGTCACGGGCGCGAAATGCTATTGACAGCGGGGCGGGCGCGGCGTGAGGGCATACCCCCGGAGGGGGAAAGCCGCGCGGCGGCGCGGGGCGAGGGAGTGCGTTGAGTAGCCGAAAATTTCAAAAAGAATAAAAAGGACTATAAATTATCTTTTCAGTATTGACATTCATCTTCTCTCGTGCTATACTAATCCCACAAACATAAGGAGGTCGTGCTATGGTACGCAACAATATTGAACTCGATGTAAAGGTCAAGTGTGTAGAACAGGGTATCACACAGCTTACCGTTGCAGAGAAAATCGGGACTACGGGTCAGTATGTCAACAGAATCGTCAAGAAGAAAGACGGGATTATGAACAAGACTTTCGTAGAAATCATGGAAGCCCTTGGGTATGACATTGAACTGACCTATATCCCGCGAGAAAAGTAAATCGGAGGTGGGTACATGAGGGTCGGTTATGTACGAGTCAGCACCGCAGAACAAAATCCGGCAAGACAGGTGGAGTTGATGAAGTCTCTTGGTGTGGAGAAAGTATTCCTTGACAAAATCAGCGGGAAGAACACCGACAGACCGCAGTTCAACGAAATGCTCTCATTCTTGCGCGAGGGAGATACCCTGTATGTGGAATCATTCTCAAGGCTCTCCCGCAGTACACGAGATTTACTCGGTACGGTGTCGGTGCTGTCGGGACGAGGTGTGCAACTGGTATCAGACAAGGAGAAAGTGGACACCAACACTCCACAAGGGCGGTTTATGCTGACGGTATTTGCGGCATTGTCGGAGTTGGAGCGAGAGAATATCCTTGAAAGACAGCGTGAGGGTATTGAGATTGCCAAAGCGGAGGGCAAGTACAAAGGGCGCAAGCCGATTGCGGTGACAGACAGGTTTCTCACGGCGGCTCGGAGTTGGCAGGATGGGACTCTCCCACTGAAAGATGCTATCGAGCAGTCCGGGCTGTCGGAGTCCACATTTTTCCGTAAGTGCAAACAGCAAGGGATTAGGAGGATTGGTGTATGAGAAAACTGATTTTGGCATTGTGTATGGTCGTGATGGTATTTTCGCTGGTCGGGTGCGGTCAGAAAGAGAAAACGCCGGAACTGACGGACGCTGAGAAGTTCGCACAGGATAACGGTATCTCGGTGGAACTGGCGCAGGACATTGAAAACGCTCTGGCGCAGACCGATGTACCGCCCTCTCTGAACAAGCTCAATGAGTGGAAGCAGATTGAGGATTACGCAGACGGTCAGCGGTACACGGGTTGGATTTACTCCAATGTGCAGGAGAAATACTACTACATGGTGTTCTATGTAAAGGACGATACGGTTGAAAGTATTCGAGACCAAAAGAACGGGCTTGAATTTCTGTATCAGAAAACAGAATGACGATTGATGATTTTGGCGCATGATTGCGAGAGCTTTTGCTCGACCAGTCATGCGCTTTTCTTTTTGTAGGAGGTAAACATGGAAAAGCTACTTTCAAAAATTCTCGAAAAAATAAAAAAGGACTCTTACCTTTTTCAGACTTGGGAAGACCTGCTCTATATGTGCAAGGAAGCTATGAAAGAGGATATTCCGCTTGGGGTGAAGTATCTCAAGCTATTGTCAACTGAATGTGAGAGGGCTATCAGCGACCCGCTCTCTACTGAGGAGGAGGTTAAGGAACTGTACGGACTGCACAAGCGAGTTCTTCTCGCCGCCGCCCGATATGATTTCGACAGTTACCTGCTCTATGTGGAGTGGAACAGAGAACCGAAAAAGAAGTTCTACCCGCCACGCCGAAAGGTACTGAAACAGGTGGTAGACGCATTACAGGAGCTTGCAGATGATAAACTGGACTTGCTTGCAGTCAGTCTGCCGCCCGGTAGCGGTAAGACCACTCTCGCTATCTTCTACCTCACTTGGCTCGGCGGTAGGATTCCGAACGAACCAATGCTGACAGGCTCTCACTCCAACTCATTCGTGCGTGGAGTGTATGATGAGTGTCTGCGTATCTTTGACGCAAGCGGAGATTACCTGTGGCATGATGTGTTCCCCGAAATACAGGTATCGAACACGAACGCCAAGGACTGTCGTATTGACCTCGACAAGAGACAGCGTTTTGAAACCTTGGAGTTCACCTCTATCGGAACGGGCAACGCAGGTCTGTATCGTGCGGCTACCCTCCTCTACTGTGATGATTTGGTGTCCGGCATTGAGGTTGCGCTCTCCAAGGAACGACTGGACAAGCTGTGGGAGACCTACACCACGGACTTGAGACAGCGTAAAATCGGAGACCACTGTAAGGAACTCCATATCGCTACCCGATGGTCGGTACATGATGTTATCGGACGATTGGAGCGAGAGTATATGGACAGCGATAGAGCGAGGTTCATCGTTGTTCCCGCTATGGACGAAAACGATGAGTCCAACTTTGACTATGCCTACGGTGTTGGGTTCTCCACCAAGTTCTACCGCGAACAGCGCGGCATTATGGACGATGTTTCGTGGAGAGCGTTGTATATGAACGAACCCATTGAGCGTGAGGGCTTGGTCTACTCGCCGGACGAGCTACGCCGATACTTTGAACTGCCGAAAGAGGACGCTGACGCAATTATCGGTATCTGCGATACCAAGGACAAGGGCGCGGACTACGCTTTCCTGCCTGTGGCGTTTGTGTACGGACAGGACTACTATATTGACGATTGTGTATGCGACAATGGACTGCCGAACATCGTGGACGCTCGGTTGGTGGAAATCCTCGTGCGGGATAAGGTCAAGTCCTGCCGTTTTGAGTCCAACTCAGCAGGTCGGCGCGTGGCTGAGAAGATACAAGAGGAGGTCAAAAAGAAAAACGGCATTACTCATATCACGACCAAGTTCACTACCGCCAACAAGGAGACGAAAATCATTGTCAACAGTGCATGGGTCAAGGAACATTGTCTGTTCAAGGACGCTTCCCTCTATCAGAGAAAATCGGACTACGGCAAGATGATGGATATGCTCTGCTCCTACACTGTGGCAGGTAAGAACAAGCACGACGATGTGCCGGACGGTATGGCTATGCTTGCAGAATATGCACAGTCTTTGAGCGGTCAAAAAGTAGAAGTATTCAAGCGACCTTGGTAATTCACAATTTCAACAGAGTTTTCCACATATAATTCGCAAAATAAGAACAAGAATATTGACTTTTGCGAATTAGTATGCTATAATCGTAAGTGTAGAAATAGATTGTTTTGAGTGGCGCATGATTGCGCGGGAACGAAAGTTCTCGGCGGTCGTGCGCCATTTTACTTTTTCAGAGAGAAGGGACAAATGTGGGAAATGTAATTGACACTTCCAAGCCCGTTGCAGAGACTCGTCAGATGTTCGGGCGCAGAGTTATCAAGAGTAGCGTCACCGAAATCACAGATGAGAATGTCGTGGAAGTGTTGCTCAAAGCATTGTCCGTTCACGCTCTGAATCGCTCGGAAATTGACTACCTGTGGGACTACTACAAGGGTAAGCAACCGATTTTGAACCGCACCAAAGATGTGCGCCCCGAAATCTGTAACCGCATTGTGGAGAACCGCGCAAATGAGATTGTGTCCTTTAAGGTCGGGTATCTGTGCGGTGAACCTATCCAGTATGTCGGCAAAAGCGGTGAGGAGTCCGTTACGGCGGCGATTACCCGCTTGAATGAGCTGATGTTCGCAGAGGATAAAGCCGCTCAAGACCAAGAAATCGTAGAGTGGCAAATGATTTGCGGTACGGCGTTCCGACTGGTTCTGCCGGACGCACGGGGCGAGGAAGACGAGTCCCCGTTTGAGCTTTACACGCTCGACCCGCGAGACACCTTTGTGGTGTACTCCAACGAAATCGGAAATAAGCCGCTTATGGCGGTTAAGTACAGTAAAGACGATAGCGAGATTACCCACTATTCCATCTACACGGAAAACCGCTACTATCTCGTTGATGGGGATATTCTGAAAGAGTCCACCCCTCACGCTCTGAACATGATACCCATTTTCGAGTACCCGGCGAATAATGCTCGGCTTGGGTCGTTTGAAATCGTCCTGCCGCTACTTGACACCATGAACAACATCACCTCCAACCGTATGGACGGTGTGGAACAGGTGGTACAGGCGTTTATCAAGTTTATCAACTGTGACATCACCAAAGAGGAGTACGAGGAGTTCTTGACCCTCGGTGCAATCAAGGTGAAGTCCGTAGACGGTGCAAACGCTGATGTAGGAGTTGTCACGACCGACCTCAATCAGACGCAGACGCAGACCTTGAAAGAGGATTGCTACAACTCCATTCTCACAATCTGCGGTATGCCGAACCGTAACGGTGGTAGCTCCACGAGCGACACGGGCGCGGCTGTACTTCTGCGAGACGGTTGGTCTCTTGCGGAAGCGAGGGCAAAGGACAGTGAAAATATGTTCAAAAAGGCTGAGAAGAAAATGCTCAAGCTCGTATTGCGTATTTGCCGGGAGCTGAGTGATTTTGACATTGCACTCAAGGACATCGAATTACAGTTCACTCGCCGCAATTACGAGAACATTCAGAGTAAGTCGCAGGTGCTTACGACCATGCTCGACAATCCGAAAATTCACCCGCTTCTTGCTTTCCAACACTCTGGCTTGTTCATTGACCCCGAACGGGCGTATGCAATGAGCGTGAAGTATTATGAGCAGGAACAGGCGAAAGTGATTGAGCAAACCCCTGTTACCGACCCAAACGGGGATAACGACCAGTGATTTTAGGCGGCGTAAGCCGTTTGAGATAGTCAGAGAAGACTTTAATCGCAGACAGGTAGAGAAACCTTAAATCGCACTATAACGGGAGAGAACCCGTAAAAACGCAAGGAGGAATATTTTATGGCGAAGATTGATTTTACAAAGATTGAGGGATATGCCGAAATGTCCGCAGAGGATAAGCTCAAGGCGTTGGAAGCCTACGACATTCCCGACCCCGATTATTCCGGCTATGTGGATAAGAAGCTGTTCGACAAGACCGCTTCCGAACTGGCCGAGAAGAAAAAGGAACTGCGGGATAAGCTCTCTGAGGACGAAGCCGCCAAGCTGAAAGAGAAAGAGGAGCGTGACGAGCTTGAGGAAAAGTACAACAAGCTCCTGCGTGAAAGCGCGGTCTCCAAGAACAAGGCGAAATTGGTCGCATTGGGCTATGAGGAAAGTTTGGCTGACGAGACAGCGGAAGCTATGGCAGACGGCAATTTGGAAAAGGTCTTTGCCAATCAGAAGAAGCACCTCACTTCCTTTGAAAAGAGGATTCGTGCGGAAGCTCTGAAAGATACTCCGAAACCTACTCCCGATGGGGACGGCAAGACTATGACATTGGAAAAGCTTCGCAAAATGTCCCCCGAAGACCGTCTCAAGTTTTCGCAGGAACACGCGGAGGAATATAAAGAACTTTACACAGGAGGTAAAGAATAATGGCGCACAAGATTTATGATAATTTCTACCTCTCCAACGAGGTTGAAGACCAGTATAACTCCCACCTTGACCTGCAACAGTTCTGTACTGTTGATAACTCTCTGGTGGGTACGGCGGGTATGCTCCGCAAAATCAACCGCTACAAGGCTACCAACGGCACTCAGAAGCTCGGTATGGGTGAGGGCAATACTCAGTCCATCGAGGTTTCCTACACCCCGGAGGAGTACCGTATTCTGCTTGCTCAGAACCGTTTCGAGTATTATGACGAGCAGGAAATGACCGACCCCATGCTCGTTCCCGTGGGCGTTCGCCACATGGGTACGGATATGTTCAACACGGTCAATGCGGACATCTTCACTGAGTTCAACAAGGCAACGCAGGTGGTTGTCACTACCGCACTGGACTTTGACTGCTTTGCAGACGCTCAGTCCGTGCTAAACCTTGAGAACCTTGAGGGTGTGTCCATCTTTGCGTTCGTCTGCCCTGCTGATGTGGCTACTCTGCGTAAGGCACTGAAAGACACTTTGCAGTATGTGGAAGCGTTCGCCAAGACTGGCTATATCGGCACTGTGGCGGGTGTGAACATCTACACCAAGAAAGACGCTGTGTCCGGCACTATCATCATGGGTACTCGTGAAGCTGTCACCTTGTTCAACAAAAAGGGTGTCGAGGTCGAGACTCCTCCCCGTGATTCCAGTGACGCGAACACTCGTAAGAACACCATCATCAGCCGTAAGTATTATCTCCCCGCACTGACGGACGAGACCAAGTGCGTGAAGATTTTCAAGGGTACGGCTACCAAGTCCAGTGATACGACTGTTACCACCAGTAAGACCTACTATGAGCAGGTCGGTAACGGCTATATCGCCGTGACCCCCGCAGAGGGTGATAACCCGAAGACCAAGGGTTGGTACGAGATTGCTTGATGAAACGGAGGTGGACAACATGACTGACGCTGAAAAACTGGCGGCTCTGAAAGCTATGGTCGGTGATTCCGATACGGACGAAGTGTTGTCCACCTACCTCAAGCTGTCGGGCAACAAAATCATCACCAAGGCTTTCCCGTATGACGATACTGTGACCGAAGTTCCTGCCAAGTACGATTATCTCCAAGTCGAGATTGCCGCCTATATGCTGAACAAGCGCGGCGCGGAGGGTCAGACCTCCCACACGGAGAACGGCATTACGAGACAGTATGAGAACGCCGATGTTCCTGCGTCCATGCTCAAGGCGGTCACGCCACATTGCGGGGTGATTCGATGAGGTGCATGAACCGAAACAAGGTCAAGTTCTACTACGCTCTATACAAGAGCAGAGAACCTATCCTCAACGAGCAAGGCAGGAAAACAGGTCAGTATAAGGTCGTTCACGGCAATCCCATTGAAGAACACGCTAATATCTCAGCCGCCAAGGGTGAGACGCAGACACGGCAGTTCGGTGAGAATGAGACCTATGACAAGGTAATTGTGATGGATTTCGTGACCCCCGCCATTGATGAGTATTCAATCCTGTGGGTCGATACTCTGCCGGAACTCAATGCGGACGGTACACTTGCCACAAACGATGAGGGCGAAGTCATTACCCCTCACGATTATGTTGTGAAGAAAGTCGCAAAGAGTCTGAACTGTGTGTCGATTGCGATAAGCAAGGTGACGGTCAGTGGGTAAAAAGGTTATCCGATTTGGGTTGTCAGAGCGTGAAATCGACAGGGCGATACGAGAACTGGAACAGTATAAGCAGGACATTATCCGCAAGACCGACCTCTTACGAACGCGGGTAGCGGAACGGCTTGCAGAGCTGTCACGGGACGGATTTGCGGGAGCTGTCGTTGATGATTTACTGAAAGGCGGTCAGCGTACCGCACAGGTCGATGTGAGTATCGACCAACGAGACAATGTGACCCTTGTTATCGCAAGGGGTGAAGACGCGGTTTGGGTCGAGTTCGGTGCAGGTGTTCATTATAACGGCTCTGCGGGGACTTCCCCTCACCCGAAAGGGTCTGAGCTTGGGTTCACCATTGGCGGTTACGGCAAGGGCATGGGTAAGAAAGCTGTGTGGGGGTTCTATGAGGACGGAGAATTACGCTTGACTCACGGCGCACCCGCCACCATGCCGATGTATAACGCCGTAAAGACCGTGTGTGACGAAATCGCAGAGATAGCGAGGGATGTGTTTCAATGATTGACATGGAAGACGATATTTTTGACGAAGTATCGGATAAGGTTTATGCGGCGTTCGAGAAGAAATGTCCCGACCTGCTCATTATGAGCGAATATGTCAAGTCACCCTCCTCGTTTCCTTTTGTTTCCATTGTGGAGATAGACAACGCCACATTTCGCAACTCTCAGACTACGGAGGGACACGAAAATCATGTCGCTGTCACCTATGAGGTGAATGTCTACTCCAACAAGACATCGGGAAAGAAAGCGGAGTGTAAGGCACTGGCGGCGTTTATTGACGAACTGCTCTTGGGGTTGAATTTCACTCGTACAATGCTTGAACCCGTACCCAACCAAGACGAAGCGACCATATATCGTATGCTCGGACGCTACCGGGCAGTCATTTCCAAAAATAAAACAATTTACAGGAGGTAAAAATCATGGCTATTTCCACCTATAAGGTTTTCCTTATGAAGAAAGCGTCTACTGGCGATACCTACGAAAAGGTTATCGACATTAAGGACTTCCCCGACCTCGGCGGTGCGCCGGAGATGTTGGAGACCACCACGCTTTCCGACAAAATGCAAACCTATATCCCCGGTATTCAGTCCTTGGACGCTCTTGAGTTCACCGCGAACTACACCAAGGCTGACTATACCACTCTGAAAGCTCTTGAGGGCAAGGAGGAGTCTTACGCGGTATGGTTTGGCGGCACTGAGAGTGGTGGCGTTCTGACCCCCACTGGCTCTGACGGCAAGTTCGAGTTCAAGGGTCA